TACAACTTTTTTAATTACTTTTTTCATTATATATAAGTTTTAACAATTCCACTTTCTTAGAGAAAGAGCCTTTCTTGTTGGTCTTCCTTTTTCATCTTTCATAGGACCTGGCATTCCAGACATCCTAGCACAGAAACTCTTACGTCTCTTAGCATCTTTACTTCCAGCTTTAAGCTTAGAAGGTTTAGTAGTAACAGCAGTTTGTAACTTACTTCCTGGATTAGCTGCTCTATAGCTAGCTACTCCTTTAGCATTTAATCCTCCTGTAGGATTTTTACCTTCCTTACGCGTCCATGCAGGAGTAGAACCACCTGTTTTCATCTTAGGCTTTTCATATGCAGCAGGATGTTCTTTATGCCATTTCTTTACAGAAGCAACACCTTGCTTAACTGTTTTGGCACCAGATTTTTGAGTAAGATCAATGGTATCCCACTGACCTTTATCAGTAGTAGGATGATTTACAATAATATCACCTTTCTTACCTTTGCCTTGTTTTGTAGTCTTCTTATAGACTACATGTTTTTCACCACCGGCAGTAACTTTAACTTTCTTTGGAGCTTTCATGACTATCTGTTTTTTGCCATTTTCTTAAGAGTCTTAGCTAATGCTTTTCTCTTAGGTGTACAAGTAGGTTTAGTCATTGGAGTGCAATATCCTTTGTGCGCAGGATTGATTGCTTTTTGAATCCACTTCTTATCTCCTGTAGATCCACCTTTCTTCTTTTCAGAAGTTTGCTCATTTTTAAGTTTTTCTAATTTAGCTTGTCTTTTTTTCTTAAGCTTATTTACTGCAAGTCCGGCAGCAGTAGTAGCAGCTCCTACAGTTGCAGCTATCTTAGGCCCTATATTACTTTTAACAGCAGTATTATTAGGACCTTGTCCAATACTAAATCCACTCTGGGCTTTAGGAACAGTTCCGCCTTTTTTAGATTTATACAGTGCAGCATTGGCTTTTACTTTATCAGCATTAGCTTTTACCTTATCTTCATTTACCAGATTTTTAGTCTTGTTAATTGATCTACTTTCTGGATAAGCATTTTGAACTTTTCTTAAATTATCAACTTGACTGTTTAAAAAATCTGAAGAAATTTTTGCACTCTGAAAGTTTTGTCTTTTAATTTCTTGATCATTATTTTTAATAAATTGATCATAAGAAATTCTTTCATCTTTTGCTTTAGGTATAGTTCCTCCTTTAGCCATTTTACCTGTTAGCTCTGCCTTTTGTTTTAAATTTTTATTACTTGTTTCTTCCTTTTTTCTTTTTGCAGCAGCTTTTCCTAAATCACGTTTTCTTTTTGCAGCTATTGTATCTAGTTGTATTTGTAAGTTTCTTTTTGCAACTTCATATGGATCATTAGGAGATATTTTTTTTATTGTAACACTGGTGTCTCCTCCACTCTGCATTTTTTTAACTTGCTTTGCCATGACTAAACTTTTTTTACTCTTCTTCCCATTCCTACTTTAGACTTTTCAGCTTTCTTAGCAGCTAACTTAGAAGGTGTTAATTCATACTTTGTTTTAGGTGTTTTACTAGAAACCCTTTTAGTGGGCCGGCAGTATTCATTTTTACCACCGGCTCCACAAGGTTTTCCAGATTTAGTATCTTGCCATTTCTCTGCTTGCCATCTTTTAAGCTCAGTACCCTTCTCAGTCTTTCTAACATTACCAGAAGCCTTGCGGCATTTGGCAATAGCTTGAGAAGCCCTTGCTGAAGGGAACACAGCGTACTGTGCTTTTACTTTACTATAGCAAGCATCTTTTGGCATGACAATTACTTAGATGGTTCAGCTGTTTTAGGAGCTGTATTACCTTTACCACCTGCCCATCCACCAGGGTTAGTTTGTACAGATACTTTACCATTAAGTCCTGGCATAACACCTTTAGTACTTGGTACTTTCTGTACAGGAAGATTACCGTTAAGACCTACCTTAACTCCACCTACTTTTGAGCTGCTTTTTTTTACTGTAGTTTTCATTATATACAAATTAAGAATTCCATAACCTTTCAACATTGTTATTAAGATCTTTCAGAACATCCTCATTTAGAGGGTTTTTCAAGAACTCAACAACGTCAGATGGGTTTCTTCCAAGCATAGTGTTTGACTTAGCATGGTAGATATAACCATCTGCCTTACTTATAATATACTTAAAAAATACGGAATCTTTCACAATTGCTTTAATTTTTAATGTTTCCATGTCTAAAGCTGCTGCATCAAGGAAGCCTTGAGCTGCTCTTTCTTTGTTACCTTCCGTACCTTCACCATTGATATGTCTATCCATATTGTCATAGATCACATCATTAGGAGTATGTTTCTTATACTGTACACTTGCTGTATCCACTGCTTTAGCAATGTAGAACAACTTAGTGCTGTTTTTATCAAATAGTTTCTGCAACTCAGCAAGTGCTTTGTTACGGATTTTCTTGTACTCAGTTCTTGCACCGGCAGTCTCTTGTTGTTTATCCAAGTAGAACTTAGGCGGTACTGCTTTTGATCTAGCCTCATCATAACTACGTGCTATAATAGAGAACCCTCCTGCTTCAATAGCATAGAGTTTAATTCTATCAAAAGGATCTTTAGGATCTAAGAATACTGGCTCATTACCACAAGACATAGATATCTTATTCCAAAAGTCTGAATTGTCAGGACGTAATAGTTTCACATCATTCCAGAATGTGTTGCTTTCAATATCAAGGACATTAGCTGCAAGTTCTTTTTCTAATTCAGCTACAGCAGTTCTAATTTCTTTAATCTTAGCTTCTCTATCTTCTGGTTGCATAAGTCTGATATCTGGAGAGAATTCATTTAGTCCTGTTAAGTACTGAATTACTCCATTTTTTTCTAGACAAGCCAGTTGTTCAGTATGAGTCACACCGTCAAATAAAGATAGACCGTATTCTTCTAGTCCCATGTTTGATACTGAATTGTCAAAATATGGTTTGACTGCAATCGGGGATACTTTATTAGATACCCGTGTCTCTACCATTGTAAAAGCTGTTTTTTCCATTTTTGTTGGTTTTTAATTGTTGGTTAAATATAGTAAAAAAGGGAGGAGCGTTAACCCCTCCCTGTTTCTACATGGTGTATATATTAGAATGATCCACCGGTGATTGGGTTTCTCATAACAATTTTCAACACTTTAGTTGGGTCTTTAACCCAGATAGCTGGCATTGTTTGAGACATCATTACACGGTAACCATTGAATTGTCCTGAAGACTGGAAGCCTTGAGTACGGCCCATATAGTCCATAGTACCATTCTGATACCACCATTTCAATTGGTTGTCCCAAGACAATTTCAATAGATAGATGTTATCATTTGTATTATCAGTGATATCAAAGATAATGAATGAGTAAGAAGACAATGGGAAACCATCAATGATTGGGTTCTCAATATCATTTGTATGAACGTTGTCAAATGCTGGGTTCAACACAAACTTAACGTTAGCCAAGAATGGAATAACATAAGAAGTGTAAGCAAATCCAAAGTTCAAGTCCATTCCTTTACCAGTGATTGCACCGATATCAGCAGCCTGAATCAAAAGACCTGAAGACACAGCTTCACGTTTGATAGCTTCATTTACCATACGCATACCACCCATACCAGTTTGAACTACTAGAGAACGTTTTGGATCTGGACCTTGGAACTCAACCTTACCATTGAAGAAGTTGTAGATCTCTCCACGGAACAAATCAAGTGTAAAGTTATTTTTGTTGTATACTCGTTTGAATGAGTTATCCAACTGTTTCCAAAGACCCACAGATAATCTGATATCATCTGGACCATCTTGACGTACACGTCCTCCTTGTCCCCACATTAGGTAAGTCTCAATGTCAGATGCAATCTTAGACAAGTGAGCAGCTTCCATGTTAGTCAAGAATGTACGTGAAAGGTCACCGTTATCAAATGCTTTTTTAACAGCATCTTTACCCATAACCTTAACCATATCTTCCAAAGAGTTAACTGATGGATCAATGTTCTTGTCAAATGAACGCCAGATCTCAGTTACAGGAACTGTACCATCTGCATTCATTCCACCTTTGATCATCAAATCAGCACGGGAAGAAATAGAATAATGTACGTGAGCTTCAGCACCACCAACAAAGTTGTAGAATTCACGGAATCCTGCATTAGTGATGATGTCAGAGAAACGCTCTCCATACTCTCCACGTGCAGAACCTTTACGGAATACTTTAGTACCATTAGCCAAGTATTTGTGATCCAAGAACTTGTAGTTGTCATTGTTCACAAGTTGTACTGTATAGATGAAACCATCTCCAATTGGAAGGATATCTTCATCTGTGATGTACATCTCAACTCCGTTGTATTTGTCATAAGTGATGATATCACCATGTCCAAATTCACGTTTGTTAAGTTTGATTTTGAATGTAGTACCATCTAGACCAAGGATAGTGTTAGGATCCTCAATGTCCTCAACAATATATGGAAGGTCAATGGAAACCGGAGTCTGCCATTTGTACTCTCCACGAGCATTGTCAACCATGATTACATTCTTTCCTCCAAATGAGGACATCTGATAAAGGGGCATTTCAACCTTCTGAGCCATAGCCCATAGATCTACCGGACCAAGGTCCATTGGTTCTGCATCCTTCAACATGTTTCTAAGGTGGTAAGAATCCACGTGTGATGTAGCGTTGTACGCAGTATCACGCAGGAATATACCATTGTTTAAAACTGGAGTTGCCATTTTTGTTTGTTTTTGTTTGTTTGTTTATAATTAAAATCGTCTAAATATATTTCCCTGATTTCTAGGTATTGTTCTTTGAGAAGCTTTTCTTGGTTTATCATCCTCTTCTTCTTGAGCAGATGAAGTTATCTTTCTTTGCTCTTCAGTCTTTAATTGTCTTACTACTTTTTCTGTAGCTACTTTACCACCTTGTTCTTTAATCTTGTTTTTATATCCATCCGGATCTGCAAGTAACCAAAGTGCTTCAGCAATTAAATCATGTCTAGGCTCTACAAACTGATACTTCTCTAATAAGTGCCCAAGTAAGTTTGTAGGTTTTCCTGAGATAGATGGATAGTTTGGATTAACTAAACCAGAGTAAAGAAGTCCTTGAACTTTCTTATCTAGTTTTACTCCTCCAAGTTCTCCAGCAACAAGTGTGTTGTATACGTTATCCATATACACTTTTGCAGCTTTTTCCTGTTGCTCTTTTCTAGCTTCTTGTTCAGCCAATTGTCTAGCAACAATTTCTTCTTGCATTCTATCAAGCTTAGGCTTAAATTGATTTGCCTTTTGCTCTAGTTTACCTATATCTCTCCAATCTTCAATCTCAGATTCAATTTCTTCTGAGGTACCAAAGTTTGTTGCATATAGATACTGACGTGCAATTTCCTCTTGATCATATTCATTTGTAGGATCTAACTCACGTATTTCTTCTACCTGAGCTAGAGTACGGAATAGACCTTTAAGATCTTGGCCGCCATCAGCTACATACTTAGCTGCATATTGAAGTTCTTCTGGCAAAGCTTGGAAAAACTCTTTTGGAGTATTTTCTCTAATCTTGTTTTCTCTTTCTTGGAAGTTTGCTTCAAATAATTCACGGAAGTCTTTAGTAGTATACTCTTCTAATGGTTTGTCATCATCAAAAGGAACTAGTGTACCTTCTTCAATCATTTTAGTTGCTAGTTCAGCAAGACCTGACTTATCTACTTTTGGTCTTCCTTTATTACCTGCATCTTCTTCTTGAGAGATCAAGTTGTTTAACTCTGCAATTGTTTCTTCAACTTCTTGCTTAGCTTCTTCTTTGCTTGCTGTCTTTTCAGCAGCAGGCTTGTCAATGAACGATACATCTACCAGATTCTCATTAGAGAATACTGACTTTGTTTTTTCTTCTTCTTTAGTTTCAGGTAGCATAATGCTTTCTGCTCCTGGAGTTCCAAAGATCTCATCTAAATTTACATCTACTTGACCTACCGTTGTAGAATCAAGGGTCTGATCACTAGTTGGCTTAGTGTCTTCCATATTGTGTTGGTTTTTAATGTTACTTAATTCAATATAACAAATTTTCAGGAAATAAACTTCAGAAATTTAAAAGTGCTGAGTAATTTTCGGCACTATATAGCTAACTTACTTTTCCTTCTTATTATTATTTGGTTTGTCATATTTGTTTTTGTTCTCTCTTGCTACTTGCAACTGCTTATCTGCTATCTCTCTTTGGATCTGCATTTTTTCTCTTTCAATATTATTTTTATCGGAGGCAAGTATATTTCTATTTACTTCTTTTTGTCTTTCAAGATTTGTTTGGTCTTGATACTGCTGCTCTTGACGGATATCTTTCATAGCATCCATATAGTCTGATTGCATGTTTTGATTGATATCTACCATTGAACCCATACCAGCTGCACGTATCTCAGCTACAAGAACATCACGCTGTCTGTTTTTCTCTGCTTCCATTGCATCATGATCAAGCTTAAGTTTTTGCTGTTCTGCTTGAGATTGAAGCTGCTCTTGCTGCATTTGCTGCTGTTGTTGCATTTCTTGTTGTTTCATCTGACTTGCTTTCTCTTCAGATGCTTTAAGTGCGCCATTAACTTCTGCAATAGAATCAGATTGAATAATCTTACCTAAATCATATATACTTGCTCCAGTAGTATTATTCTGAATAGCCATTGATTTAAGTTGTTCTAATATAGCTCTATGATTTGCTGTAGTTGTAGTAAAAATATTAAGATCTCTCATTAGCAAATCAGTTCCGTTAATCTGGAAGTTTACTTTCTCATCTGCTGTGGTTACATATGTAAGTCTTGAAGATGGTTTAGTAGAGTGATAGTACTGAGCTAGGTCTGTACGCATCTGATGTACTCTAGGCATTAAATAATCACAGTGCTGGATAAAGAATACTTCTGTTTGTGCATATGATGCATTAACTGCCTGCTCAATACCGGTAGCTGTTTCTTGTGCAATCTGCTGACCCATACGCTGAGGATTCACACCAATTACCTCATACGCCTGTTGTTTGAAGTAATTGGCAAGCTGAATCCTAGACATGAGACGCTCTGTTTGTGACAGATCTAATTTCTGGAAGTGTTGGAAGTTTAATGCATTTTCTGTATTTGTGATAGATGTATCTAGAGGAAGCATCTGGAAATTCTTCATAGCTACATAAGCTTTGGCATAATTTCCTTTACCCCAGTCTTCTCCTAATGAATGTCTAGGAAGTGTATTTTGATCTAGCATGATAACAGTACCTAATTCATCTACTAGTATATCTGCTATCTGGTTATTTACTATGTTGTATGCAATCTGATATGGCTTCATCAAATCCAGAAGAGCTGTTGACTTAGTATTTCTATCTGAGAATACAGCTCCTTCTACAGGAAGTTTACAGCCATATAAACTTGAATCACCTTTAAACTGAAATCTAAGCGGGCCTATTTTGTTTTTATCAATACCAAGATAGATAGGTGTAAATCCACCCGGGTTATTCATACCCCAGAATGATGGAATGTTTGGTCCAATTTTTACACCACCCCATACTTCATTGATCCAAATCCAATCAATATGTTCTCCATAGATTAGATTATCTTTTGTTTTATTTTTAAAAAGTCTAGTATCATACAGAGCTTTATCAGATATTTTATAATCTTCTGTTACAACTTCTGTAAATACTTCACCATTATCAGATACTTTAGTCAAGTGACCAACTTTACGCTGAGACTTCCAATATGATGTTGATACACGGAGAAGATATGCTGTACCGGCTACATTATAATCTTCACCCTCTGCAAGTATTTGAGATATAACATCTCCACCTTCAAGTATATTACCTGATACCATAGATGTATACTGACGGTATGCAAGTGAAGGTAAGTTTGTATTCCACTCATGTGTCTTAGTAGCATCATAGTAAGATCCATCATTCTGCTGTCCACCAATATTATATCCTGCAGATCTAATAGGATAGATAGCTTCTAATGCTTCTAATTGTTCTGTTGTCATTAGATATCCATATCTATCAATAACATCAGCTACAGTATACATATCTGTTTTACCTACCCAGTTAGCCTGAGAGATATATCTTGCATCTGGTGACTTATGATAGAATGATAATACCGGATTCCAAAGTTCTACATTGTAATCATCCTCCATCATTTGGAAATGCCAGAACTCACGGTCAGTAATTAGAGAGTCACGGAAACCACGCTCCTCTAATTCATCCATCTTAAATCTTTCTACATCAACTTTATGTTGGTGTGTTGCCCACTGTTCTACTAGTGATCTATAATCTTTTTTAAAGAATCCCTCAATTTCTGGAAGAGTTTTTAATTGACCAGGATCCATTTGTTGCTGTGCTTCAGGAGAATTAGGATCTAATCCTTGTTCCATTAATGCTGCAACAATTTTCATTTGAGCATCTGCCATTAGAACTTCTTCAATAGCTCCGCGTTTTTGCTCCATCATTTCATTATAGGAGAACTCATCTACTGCCCGGTATGTAAGTTTGGTTGATCTCTTTGCAAATTCAGCTACAAGAACATTAATTACATTTGGTATGATCGGATAGAATTTAAGTTCTAGAGCTGAGTAATCTTCTTTTGTTAGAGTCTCTACTATATCTCTATACTCGTTGTCTTCTTCAATAATATAATCTGACTTATCTATAATACCTTTAGCAAGCTTATAGTTCTTCATAAGTCTACGGGCATTTTTACGGATTTGCTTAAGACCATTCCATTCTAGCCAGTCTAAGTTCCATGCTGCCCACTCTTGGTCTTTTTCTACTTTAGGTAAAAACTGAAGTGGTTGGGTAATACTACCCATTCTATTTTGTTTGACTTTAGCTCCACCTTTGAGCTGTAATGCGTTATATACCTGCATAGCTTTTATTTAAGGTTCTTAAAGGGTGATCTTTTAAATCCTTGACCCATACTACTGCTCCTTTTCCCAATGTGACGGAAAGGGCTGTTATTTAATTTATACAAATTTTCTGACTTTTGCAAGTTTTTAGAGGCATCATCCATTACCATTCTCTTCATGTAACCTCTGTTAGACTGCTGAATACGCATGAATGCTACCAATGCAGCAAAGGATACTAAGCGGTCAACGTTGAGTCCTTCCTGATATGCCTTCATTTCTTTGAGCAACATTGGGTCTGGAATACGTTCTATACCATATGTGGTTCTTACAATAGTACCGTCTTCTTTTGTAACTGTATCTAACTCCTCTCTTGTATATTCAATAACATAACTTAAGAGATGTGACTTAAACAATACACCGGTGTTCTTCCAACCATACTCCTGAAATACATTAGCATTGGCACCTAAGTCTTTTAAGAATAGTATCTGTGTTCTAGGTACAAGGTACCTCTGTTTCTTCTGTGATATCATGTACTGAATAAATAAAGAGATGTTATTCTCTATTACTGTCCATGCATTATACCACTCTATTATCATTTCTAGTCTCTCATGTGTCTTTTTGATATCATCAAAGCGTCCACACCATGCAGCTACTATTTTATCTTGTTCTATAAATGTCTCAGTATCACCCATAGTAACCTTAGTTACTTCAACCGGAGCTTTCATTACATAGATAGAACATAGTGATTCTGAGGTAGTTGTCTTACCCTCTGACACGGGGTCAATAGAAGCGTAGTACATCCCAAAGCTAGGATCCTTTACCGGCCTTTCCCATACTACAAGTGTACCTGTTTTATCTTCTGTCTTCTTAGATATTGGGAATTCAGATATAGGTAGTTTGTTTGTTTCTTTTACTGTAACTTTTCCTTCTGCATCTCTGCGTATATCTAGAAACTCATATGAGTATTCTTTATCCTCTATTCTTCTTAGCTGAGCATTAACAAGATGTTGAGGGAATATAGATACCTTTCTATGTGCGAATGCCTCCTCTATGTTTCTTGGATGCTGGGATACCTCAAGTTGATATGCCTCTGGAGACATCTTCTTTTTGCATTCCTCAAAGTACTTATCAAGAGCCTCAAGTGATTCTTCTACTTTAGAGTTACCATACTCATCTATATATGGTGGCATTGACCACTGCTCAGGAATAAATAATCCTGATACACCTATAGTATAATCTTTATCTATAAGATTAGTATCTACTGCATAGATATCATTAGCCTCTGGGTTCAGGATCATTTCTTTCAGTGGCTCACATTGATCCAAGTCACCCACAGATCCTGCAGCTATAAACATACCTGTAGTAATCATACCTGATTTAAGGGCCGGTTTGATATAACCAAAGGTAGTATCCATCTTAGGTGCAATACCTGCCTCCTCATGAAAGAAGTATTTAACTGGTCCACCCACACCATTGGTTGGATCCTTTTCAAAAGACATACCTTGTATTGTACCTTTGAGACCTACTTCAGCTTTTCTATCTCCTTTTCTTACTTCAATTTTCTGTTGCCACATCATGACTTTGTCTGGTGACATAGGACGGTACCACGCAGTATGCTCATTTAAGAATGCCGCATATTCATTTAAGAACTTCCATGTACCCTTCTCATTGATATAATCTTTGAGAGAAGCGCCCATCTTAAGAGTAACACCGGCTTCAAACCACTGCTGATTTATTAGTTTACCCGCATGATAATAAGAAGAAGCTATCTGACGTTTCTTGAGTATAGCGGCATGCTTATAGTGTAGCTCGGCTAATTGCTCATATAAAGCCATGTGATACTGAGCATCCCTTATATCAGCAAATCCAAATGCTTGTATCTCTTTGTTGAAGATAGGTAAGAAGTTAAGCCACATATAATACTCCCGGGCAAGATACCAAGTTTCTTTTCCTGATTTTACTAATACACCGTTTCTGCATTTTAGCTTTTGATCATCCCAATACTTAATAAAGTCTTTAGATCTAAATGGTGCTGTACAATATACATTAGTTGATTTAAAGATCTGGGCCTGTTCATTAAAGATCTTATTAGAGTCTTCATTAAAATTATACTGACCAGGTTCTTTAAATATGGTAAGTAGGAATATTCTAAAGTCTTCTCTAGTAGCAAAGCTAGTAGTTGTCCAGACTCCATTATCCCAAGTAGGTATGTTTTCCCAGAATGGCTCCATTACATATCATATGCTAATCCTTGACCACCGCGCACTTTGCTTTGTTGTTCTTCCTGAAGGTCTTTATATACTCCTTTGAAAGATTGTCTGATAGCATCAAAGTCTTTTGCAATTGCTCTAATTTGAGCTATGTTACCATCTTTACCGTCAGTAATCTGTGTAGTAGATAAGTATCTTGATATTCTATCTAGTGCTTTCTGCATACCCTCATACGCGCGGGAGGTAGGAGTTTCATACATTCTTTGACAGAATCTAAGTGCAGTTACTATATCATCATCTTCTGTAGAGAAGGTTGCGGAAATTTCATTTAAGATTATATCTTCTTTATCCATGTGTGGAACATTGAAAAATGGATTCATGTCTGGGTTAGGACAGGTCATGTAAAACAAATACAAGTAAATCTTAAGATGGTCTTCAGGATAATTATCCATTATATCTTTTAGTGATTTAAGTGTATAGCAGTGTTCTGTTGGAACTACCACACCGTTTTGAACATCAAATAGTTTAGCAAGCATTTATCAAGGTTTTAAATGAACTGTAATTATATTTTATTGCAAAGCTCCCATTTTGTTTAAGATAAATCATCATTTCATCATCTACAATATTTGAGTCCTCATCTAGTATTTCTCTATAAGCTTCAAGATCATCAGTATTAATCATCATACGGGCAGTGGCTTCACACGGTATATCCATTTCTTTTAATCTTGTATTTTCTAATATTGCTTCAACTTCTATCCACATATTATTTCTTTTTTATTTGGTCTCTGTTCTCATGTAACCAGTTAATGATACTGATTACCTCATCTTTCAAATATGATATTTCAATTGGTATAACTTCTTTAACTACAGGATCACCTTCAGAAGTATACTTTACAATTGGATACCCGTACTCATCTTCTCCCTCAGTTTCAAATAATACATGATGTATAAACATCTTACCTGGTTTTAACTTTGGATTATGTTTGAGTATAATATACATATAAATACTCAACTGTAACGCATAGTGATTAAAATGACAGTCATCTAGATTGTTTACTGGAAAGAGTAATTTTTCAGATATGCCTTCCCAGTTTACATAAGACTCAGTCTTAATCTCTTTATTAGTCTTGTAGTCTGTAATGTTTACATGATCATTAACTACTTCTACAAGATCAGACTGCCCACAGATTCCAGCAGACTTTAAAAATACCATATGCTCAGGATATACCCCCGGATCTAGTTTTTGTGCAGGTGCCTGTTTTAATCCTTCTATCTCAGCTACCGGAGGTACAATGGGAATAGTTACACCTTCTCTTTCTAAAGAAGCAAGGGAGCATAAATCATACTCTCTTTGATTATGGTAATAAGTACCAAGAGTGGTAGCACGGTTTGCTTCATTATCCCATATCTCTAAAATCTTTTCAGGTGGAATACCATACCACTTAGATCTTTTAGAGTTTGTTACTTTAGCTGCTACAGCTTTAGCATCAAATGGTTTCTTGAAGTTGGAAACAAGTGATGTAACACTTATCCATTTTATGTCATCTGCCTCAATGCTTTTATAGCTATGATCAGCAGCATTAAATACTATACTCATGCATTCTCTATAATTGAATCAGCTAATGTTTTTGATGCTTCATCATTTGAGATAAGCATCTTCCGGATATTAGTTACTTCTTCTGAGGTAAACTTTCCTTCCATGCTAAGCATCTTTAATCTCAATAACTTGTTATCAAGTCTAACTAGTTCTATTTGTTTTTCTAGTTTAAGTATCTTATCATATAAAAAATCTGATATTTTTGTACTGGTATTAAGTTGACTCCAGATACCATTTCCAGTAGTAGTAATGCTGTCTCCCTGAATGTAGGGTCCAGTACCATTATAGTTGTTTAAATATTGATCATTCATCTTAGTCAAGGTTATCTAGTTTATCTTCTTCTTCTTCTGATACTACTGCATACCATCTACCATCAGGACAGTCTGATGAGAGTGATCTTGTTTTGAATGAAAGAGAACATCCACACTGACCACAGC